TTAATCCTGTTGTTAGAGCTGTAAATGAATCAGCACTAAATTCAAAACAAGAAGCTAAGAAGGCAGAGATATTAGGAATACTGGAACAAATGCTTACAGCTCATATTGATCCTGCAAGTATAGATCCTGAGAATCCACCTCCTGCACCAGAACAACTTACGAAGTACCAAAACTATACTCCTAAGATGATGATTGAGAGTGTAGCTGAAAAGCTATTAACTCATTATTATCGTCATGAGAATTTAGATAAGATTTTCAATGATTGTTTTAAAGATGTGCTCTTAGCAGCTGAAGAAATTATTAGTGTAGATAGAATTGGTGATGGTGTAAGAGTACGAAGAGTTAATCCTCTTGAGACTTGGTATCAATTACCATCTAACTCAGATTTGATTGATGAGGCTGATAAAATTTATGAGCGTACTCAGATGAGTGTATCTGAAATTGTAAATGAATTCTATGAGTACTTAACCCCAGAGCAGATTACTCAAATGGAGGAAATTGGATCTGGTACTACTAGCATGTACAACTATGGAGATATGCAATTTAATATCCCAGAGGTTGATAGCATCTATTCATTTGAAGATGGGTGGAGTAATAGAGGTATTCCAGTACATAGAGTTAAATGGGCTTCCTTTAAGAAACAAGGGGTATGGCACTTCTATGACGAAGCAGGAAATGCTCAAGAGGTTATTGTAGAAGAGGGATTTAAATTACCTAAAGGAGATAAGAATCAATACTTAGAATGGTTCTGGGTTAAAGAATACTGGAGAGGTGTTAGAATTGGTATGGATATTTATCTCTGGGATTTGTGTGGGCCATGTCCACAACAATACAGAAGTATGGATAATCTTAGTGAGTGTAAATCAGGTTATGTAGGTACTGTATACTCAGCCACTAATTCAAGATCAGTATCTTTAATGGATAGGCTGGTTCCTTGGATTTATCTGTACTTAATTGTTTGGTACAGGACTGAACTGGCTATGGCTAAGAACATAGGTAAGATTGCATTAATTGATACTAGTCTTATTCCTGATAACTGGGAAGTAGAGAAGTGGATGTATTATGCACAAGCTATGGGATTTGGATTTGTGAACTCTTATAATGAGAGTAATAGATCAAGTGCAGGTGGTGCTAACTTTAATCAAAGTAATCAGAATAAATCTTTAGATTTAGAAACAGGAGCATATATCCAACAGCATATTGCAATGCTTGATTATATTAATCAGCAGATTGAGATGACCTCTGGTATTACTCGTCAAAGATTAGGAGCTATTAATACAAGTGAATTAGTAGGTAATACTGAGAGAGCTGTAGTACAGAGCTCACATATTACAGAACCTTACTTTGCACCACACGAGTTCTTTAAGAAAAGAGTTTGCGAAGCTGTTATTGAAGTAGCCAAGGAGTGCCTAGAAGACAATCCTAAGAACTTTCAGTATATTACTGATGATCTTAGTACTGTACTATTTAGAACTGATGGAGACTTCGTTAATGTAGATTATGGGGTATTCTTATCTAATAGTACCAAAGACCAACAAGCTCTTGAAACACTTAAGCAATTGATGCAAGCAGCTATCCAGAATGAACAGATTAATTTGTCTTCTGTAGTTGATGTGCTTAATAGTAATAGTCTTGCTGATATTAAAGCCAAGCTTATTACTTCAGAACAACAAAACGCTGAAGCACAACAAAATCAAGCTGATCAGGAACAAGAAGTGCAGAAGGCTATGCATGATGAGGCATTAGCACTTGAGAAGGAGCAAATGGATAGAGATGACTACAATAAAGAGCAAGATAGACAAACTAATATCAGAATTGCAGAAATTAAGACTCTTGGATTTGAGCAGAATCAAGATGCGGATAATGACAATATTCCAGATGTTATGGAACAAGCCAAGTTGGCACTTGATGAAAGAAAACATGAGTGGGATAGATACGCCCAAGAGAAAAAGCTCAAACTTGAAGAAAAGAAGATTGACGCAGAAAATACTAGGTCAAAAGAAGAGAAGACGTTGAAGCTCAAGGAGTTAGATATGAAGGAAAGGATTGAGAAATTTAAAGTCCGTCATAAACCCAAGCCTAAACCAAAGAAAAAATAAACTGACAAAAAGACATATGTACTATAGGCACAAAAGACAATAATAGGCAAACTATTGATTTTGGCATAAATACGTATTATCTTTGCAGTTCTAATTGTGAAAAAGATATGGCAGAGAATGAAAAATTAGATTTTAAGGAAATATTTGGAGACTTTGATTTTCCAGCTATTCCAGAACCAGAATTATCCCAGAAAGATATTGAAGATGTAAAAGACTTCACTATCGGAGAAGTAGATAGTTTAGAAGAATTCCAAAAGCAATTGACTGCTGGAGTTAAAGAAGTAACAACAGGTAAAGAACCAGAGCTTGCTCAAGCAGCTGATGAACCTGATCCAGAACTAGAAGTAGAAACTCCTAGTGATGAAACAGAAGAAGAAGTAGAACCTACTGATGATATTTCACCAATTAGGGCAATTGCAGAGTGGGCAGGTACAAAAGGCATTATTGAGTTTGATGCTGAGAAGTTTGAAGATTCTGAAGACTACTTAGAAACAAAGTTAAATGATGTAGTAAATAATAAAGTACAAGCTTATAAGGAAGAATTACCAGAAGTAATTCATGATCTTATTAAGAACTACGAAGAGGGAGTTCCACTCATGGAACTAATTGATTCCAAATCTCGTGAAATGGAATTCTCTAGTATCAGTGAGAAAGCTCTTGAAGAAGATGTTGATCTTCAAAAAGAAATTATCAGACAGCACTTAGCTAATCAGGATTACAAAGAGGATGCTATTGAAAAGAAGATAAAGAGATTTGAAGATAATGTAATGCTTGAGGATGAAGCAAAAGAAGCTCTTGATAAATTAAAGACTTTTGAAGCTAAGTACCAAGCCAACCTTATTAAGGAAACTGCTGCAAGAAAAGCACAAGCTGATAGGGAGTGGAAAGAGCAATTACAAAGCATTGAAAAAACAATCATGACGGCGGATGAGATTATCCCCGGAATTAAATTAACAAAAGAAGAGAAGCAGAAATTATACGAGGGTTATATTAAGTTTGATGCAAAACGTGAAACTCAGTTAACTAAAGCTTTAAAGGCAGATCCTCTAGCTAACCTCAAAATTGCACAGTTTTTCCTTTTGTTAAATGGAGATGTTTCAAATATTAAAACAAAGTTAAAAACAGAAGTAACTAAAGAAGTTAAGAAAACTGTTAATACTTACAAAGAGAAAGATAATCCATTTAGTAAGGTTGATTTGAAAAAAGTTGCAAGAGCAATGGAGCAAGTCAAAAAAGCTAGAGGAGTCTAAAAATAAAATAAACACATAAATAAACATGGCAGTACAAGGTTTAAACGCATTACAAGTATCATACGCAAAAAGTTGGGCAGGTCTTACGACTGAGAACCACTTATACGCTATTTATCAAAACCAACCTCAACTAGCTTCTGAAGTTGTAACTGAGGTTTTTAACCGTGTTGGAAGTTTTGGATTGGATAATTTCCTTTCTAAATACCCAACTAAGATGTTGGACACTGATGGAGAATTCCGTTGGATGCTTAAAGGTGATGAAGAAAGAGCAATTAGAATTCTTTCATTCACATCAGTAGCTTATTCATCTGTAGCTAAAGCAGGTCTTAACCAAGAAATTTTCTTACTCGAACTTGAGGAAAGAAACTTTGGAGTATCAGATTACTTAATCTTTGATGACAGAACATTTGGTGTTCGTATCGTAGGTGAAGGTTATTCTACAGGTACTGGTTGGGTATATGAAGTTCAATCAATGAACCCAGCAACAGGTGGATTTATTCCATCTCAGTTGATGCAAGCTGGTAAGAAAGTATCTCGTCAGAATAACATCGTGACTAACACGTTGAATGATGAATACAGTCAAGCACAATTTACTTCTCACTTTGAGATGCGTAACATCTTCAGCACATTGTCTAAAGAACAAGTTGTTGCAGGTAACATGCATAATCGTCCATTGTTAATTACAATGAATGTAGGTGATGGTAAGCCAGTAACTGTTTGGACAAAATGGCAGGACATTATCACTGAAATGCAGTGGAGACGTGAAAAAGCTTCTCAATTGATGTTCTCTGAATTTAACCAAAGAGCTGATGGTACTTTTGCTAATAAGGGCAGAAATGGTTTCACAATTAAACAAGGTGCAGGATTGCGTCAGCAAATCTCTCCTTCGTATAAATTCTATTACAATACTCTTACTTTGGATTACCTGCATGAGGTAGCACAAAACTTGAGTATTAATATCTTAACAGAAGACCAAAGAGAATTCTTGATCTTAACTGGTGAGCGTGGAATGTTCATGTTCTCTAAGTTGATTGAAGATAAAGTAGCTGTATTCCAACCAATGGGTAATCCAGACAGGTTAATGGGATCAGGTTCTAATCTTGGATTCAGAGGTCAATACAAGCAGTTTGAAGGTTACAATGGAATTAAGTACACTGTAATGCACATGCCTGAATATGACAACGTAATTCATAACAGGTTGCCTCACCCAGATGGTGGTTATACTGAAAACTATCGTATGACTATCATGAATATTGGTACAACTAATGGTGAACCAAACATTCAGAAATTGGGTGTTAAAGGACGTACTGATATTAAATGGTATGTACCGGGTAGTACATCTCCTTTTGGCCCTCAGTCTAATGGAATGGGTGCTTCTGGAGTAGATGGTTATGAAATCAAGTATCTGACAACTCAAGCAATTAAATTGCAGAATCCATTGAGTGCAGCTGAATTGATTCCTAACGTGTCATACACATATTAATAATAATTAAAAATAAGTAGTAGTGGAGAAAGATAACAAACAGATGGAAAAAACTACAGTACAGCCTACAGTTAAATCTAGGCTAACAGGAAAGTACACATTAAAACCAGTTCGTAAGACTTGGTTGGAACAAATTGATAACAAGCATGATGGATTACACATCTTCTCAGGTGCAGAAATCTGGATTGCTCCACAACTTGATGATGTAGGTCTTATTAAAACAGGGCTCACAGATCAAGAAGCTAGGGAACTTGAGGTTAGTATGGGGATGAAGGCAATGTCTTTATCTCCGTACTCCAAGGAAACTTGGGCAAATCCAAAACTCTATGCTAAAGTTCCACAAGGAGGTATTACAATTGATTGTGATAGAAGCGACCTTGATAAAGTTAGATTTGCATACTTAAGTGTATGTGATCGTGTAGCTCTCTCTTATGAGGATGCTAATGAGAACATGCAGGCAGAGTTTGTATTATCAAATCAAGCAGTGGAAGCTGGCAATGATTCTAAAAAGATCATGCTGAAAGTAAACGCTATGAAGAAGATGTCTCAAATGTCACTAAATGAGCAAATTGACTTCTTAAGAGTTTACGACGAGGGTAAATACAAAGTATCTAAAGCTGCTACTGCTGATTTTGTAGTTGCAACACTGGGTAAGATTGTAGATGAACAACCTCAAAAGTTCTTGGATTTAGTATCTAATCCTGATTATAAAGTTCTTGTATTTATTCAAGAGTGTTTACAAGCAGGTGTGATGAAGAAAACAGGGCCTAAGTATTATGTTAGTGGTGGTGATATGATTGGAGCCTCACTAGTAGAAACAATTAATAACTTGCAAGATCCTACTTATAACGAAGTTAAAATTAGTTTAAAAGCAAAGATTGACGCAATAAAATAAATTAAAGAGAGATGATAGTTGACCGCATGCATACTGAGTTCAAAGTTCTTGTGGATAAATCAGACTCTTTCAACTCAGCAAACTTTACAATAGCAGAAATTGATCTGTATTTGTCAAATGCACAAGAGGAATTTATTGAACAGCGAGCTTGGGGTAATAACTTTAAAAGAGAATCTATTGAAGAGACTCAAAAAAGAGTTAAGGATTTACAAAGTTTAGTAGTAAATGCGAGACTAAGTTTTTTACCAAGTACTTTAGATAATAAGGAAAATGCGTTCTTTGTAGCATTACCAGATGGAGTAACTGTTTTAGATGAAAACAATATCCCATATCCAAAGTACAGACATGCAATAAATGAGGAATTAGTTGTACAATACGTAGATTGTAATGAAAGAACTAAAACAACTAGAGTACCAGTTGTAGCTTTAACACACGACAAGTATAATACAGCTGTAACAAATCCATTTGCAAAACCAAGCTTTAATAGGGTATATAGATTACCTTATGGTAGAATAGGAAACTTAGAACATTTTGAGATTATTGTAAGTCCTCCAATGATTATGACCTCAAGAGGTTATCAATTAAGATACTTAAAAGATCCTAAAAAGATTGATAAAGCTCAAATACAAGTTCCACTAGGATTACCGGGAAATGCTCAAGGAGACTTAACAGATGAGTCATACAGAGAAGTAATAGCAATAGCTGTTAGAAATGCATTAGGAGACATCGAATCAATACGGGTCAATGATGCAAGAGAGAAATTAAACGAAATAGAATAATTCACAATTTAAAAAATAACTAAATGTCTGTAAATACATTTAAAAGTCCACTTGACCCAGTTGTTAAACAGAGTAAAGGCAGAGTAGCTCAACTTGATCTTGGCGTTGGTGAGAATCAATTCACAAGAGTAAGTGATGTTAATCCCATTATTGAATTTGTAAATGCAAAAGCAGCTGTTAATGCAAGTACAACTACAGCAGGTAATACTCCAACAATTAATACAATCGCTGGATACTTCACAACTGGTACATTAACTACAGCACCTACAAGTGGTACAGGATCACCTGTTACAGCTCTAACTTTAACAAATAGTAACATCGCAGCTACAAGTATTGTATTTGCAGTTATTACAGCTTATGGTGGAACAACTGGACAACCAGCAATTTCAAGAGTAGTTCCAGCAGCTGGATCAGCAAGTATTGTAATTGCTAACGTAGGTACAGCAGTACTTAATGGAACAATCCAAGTTAAGTTTATCGTATTCTAAACAAACAATCAATTAATATTAACTTTTAAAATTAAAGAAACATGTCAGTACAGACACAAAAAAACGTAATGAATGTAATGGTTGGTGAAGAATTTGACTCTGCTGCAATTGCAGTAGCAAGTTTACAAATCACAGACCCAACAGTAACAGCCACATATATTGAAGATGGCGGTGTAGTAGCCCTTGGTTTAGGTGCAGCAGGAGAAGTAATTCTTCCAGCATCAGCTACCAACACTATTGCAAACTTTCCCAGCATTCGCTTGGTACAAAGAATTGGCAATTTGCTCAATTTCTCTCCAAGAATTCAAGGAGTAGATGTACTTCACTTTGATGGAGTAGATGGTGTTGCAGGTGCAGAACAAGTATCTATTGTAGGTTACAATGGAACAACTGGAGCTATTGACAACTCAGGTACAGACTTTGTACTTACTTATGTAGGTCTTTGGGATGACATGATGTGGTCTAAACAACAGTATCGTAAAGCTTATGATTACTACAGTACAGCAGCAACTCAACAGTCAATTGCAAAACAGTTGTCATTTGACATCAACAATGATGGTTATCATATGACACTTGCAGGAACTGGCCCACAAGTAAGTTGTACAGTATTGTCTGATGGAACAACTCAAATTGCTCCAAGTACAGCAGCTACAATTGCTGTAGTTAATGGTTCAGATGTTGCAACACTTGACGTAGCTCAAGCTAACTTACAAGCAATTGGAACAGTTATTAGACTTGGTGGCGCAGCTGCAACAGTAGCTCAACCAGTATATATTGTAATTGGAAATAGTACAACTGACTCAACCTTGAGTTCTGTACAAGTTCGTTTGCATACATACTTCCAAGGAGCTACCGCAACTCTAACATTAGGTACAAATGCTGATGGTATTACTGGAAGTACTAACTATGGATTGAGATTCGTTGGTCTTCCCTTGACTTGGGTAAAAGATTTCTTCAAGTACAAGAGAGTACAGTTCCGTATTGAGATCAAAGGATTTGGTACAACTACTGTAACTACTCCTACTACAATGTCAATGGGCAGAGGTGATTTTCGTCATGTAGCTGAAATGGAAAGCTTCGCAGCTGGAAATGAAGGTGCATTGAACAGAACAATTGTTCCTTTACCAACAGGTCGTCAAGTTACACCTACAGATGGATCAATTCCACTGTATGATGCAATCATGATTGAGTGGGCTGATAGAACTAAAAAGTCACCTATCTCTGGATCAGTTCCAATGCAAGCACAACTTTTCGTCTACACTCCAGATTCTACAAATGGAGCACGTAATAGCACTCGTCTTTTAGATCAACTTAACGAGTGGATGGTATCAGCTGGGCAATTAGCTCAAACAGTATAATACAGCTATACTATATTTTTTCTACTTTATAATACAACAAACAAGGGCAGATGGTGTAAATCACTGTCTGCCCTTTTTACTTAAAGAAAAATGGCTACACTAAGATTACAAACTTCAGTTAAAGTAAAATCTGATGGTACTAGTTTTTTCTTCGGAGATGTAACACCTTTATTTAATCCAGTATCAGATCCCTATGGTTATGATACAAGTGGAAGCCCAACAGGGTTCCCAGCAAGTTCAGTAGATACCACTAAATTATATTTAGATGTAACTACTCCAGATGGTACTATAACAAGTATAACCATTCCCGGAGCTGATTTCATTATAGGTAATATTGGAAGTACAGGGGCAATTACATACGAAGTTACAGCTACAGCATTAGGATTAACTGTTATCAGTGATGGAATATATCATTTCAAATATACTATTACAGATAGTACTACATTAAGACAATATACTTCAGAATGTGATGTATTTACAGATCACTTTGTTTGTTGCTGCTTAGACAATAAATTAAAGGATATTCAAATTTGTGCAAGTTGTACAAGAGAACAAAAAAGTAAAAAGATTGATGATCTGTATAATGCATTTATGATTCGTCATAAAGCACGTTACTCAGCAGCTTGTGGTGATTTAGCTGGAGCTCAAAAATTACTAGATGATTTATTAAACTATTGTAACATTAAGCGTTGCGACGCTTGCTAAAAATAAATAAACATGTGCATTGATTGCGGCGATAATTTAATGCTTCCACCACTTAGTCAACCAAATCAACCCGGTTTGGATGGTCAAAATGCTTATGTATATATTGCATCAGCATCTAGTTCAGGTGGAGCAAACTTTACATATCCAGCTTCTTTAGATAATCCCGGAACTCTTAATGGAAAATTCTGGATTAGTATTATTCAAAGTACTACTCCACTTACTCCTGTAGCAGCTGATTTTACAGTTTGGGAAAGAGTGGTTGGGGCTGATGGTACTAATGGTACTAATGGAACAAACGGTACTGATGGAGTATTTGGTGGAGTAATGTTCGAGTATGTATTCTTTAACTATGGATTAACTGGAAACCCCGGTAGTGGAAAGATTTCATTTAATAATACAGCAGACTTAACTTCAAATATTAATATTTCTGAAACAGATGCTAATGGTACAAGTTTAATTAATATTTTAGATTTGTTCTACGCTAGTACTAATACTACAAAAGCATTAGTAAAAGTAGTTTCTAAAACAGATAGTACAAAATTTGCAGCTTATAGAGTAGTAGCAGGAAGTGATGGAGGAACTTTCAGAACTTTATTAACAATGAGTCCTGTATACTCAAGTACAACTCCATTTACAGCAGGAGAAGAAGTTCTTGTTACAGTTGCTATTGCAGGAGATAAAGGTGATGCAGGTATCCCCGGCCCAGCAGGTGCATTTATTATTGGAAATTTAAGTCCAGCTCTTTGTGTAGGCCCTTCTACGACTTGTTTTGCAGCTAGTAAAATTTTCTATCC